ATTACGTTAAGTCTCTCAAGGATGCGTATCACAAATGGGAACATCAGTCCAGTGATGATCTCTGTAGAAAATTTAACTCTCTTAAGCACACAAAAATCTCTGTAGAACAACTAGAACCCTAAATAAAACTGCCTTGCTCTTTCAACATGGAGTCTGCTCCAAAGAAGAAAGAGGAAACCAAACAGAATAAGTTTGACTGGGCAGATGAAGGTCTGTCAGCACTGGTGCGCGTTGTTATTCTATCGTGGTCCGCAGCAATTCTCACACTAAATTATGTGACTATTCCTGGTGTTCCTCAAAAAAATATCGATCCGACATTCATAGCCAGCGTGTTCACTGGGACTTTAGCTACGTTCGGGGTTGTTCCTGCTAGAAAAGATAAAAAAGAAGAAGGAGATAAACCTGAACTGGAGAAAAAAGAAAAAGTAACCTAATTGAGGTTGGTCAATGTATTCATCAAAACCCTCTCCACAAGAACCGCAAGAACCATCAGCATCAAAGCGTAGTCCATTCAAATGGGTTGCTCTGGGTGTTGGTGGTGTTATTGCTATTGCCCATATTGGCGTTCTTGGACATCTTATTGAGAAAGAACCACCAGTTCAATCAGCACCTACAATCAATCTACCTAGAGGTCCTTACTCTTCTTACAAGATCAAGGCAGGAAAAGATGGGTATGAGATCGAGTATCGTGCCAATGATCCTAAAGTTTTAGAGTCTAGCAAGTCATTAGAACTTGACCGTGAAAAGAAAGGACTCTTTGGTGGAGGATCTGAGCAGCGAACTGAATATCGTCGTGATCAGTACACCATGGAAGGAACCCGTAATATGGGATCAGGAGGTGCCGTAGAAAACGGTGAGGGAAAGAGTGCAAAAGACATAGAGTGTATCGTGGCGGACGCTGGAGCAAGGTCACAAGGTGCAATGGCAGGTAGTGCTATTACTACTGGTCTTGTCGCTCCTGCTGTCATGAACATCCCTTACGTTGGATGGTTAGCAGCAGGATGGGCTGCTCTTCTGGGTAATAAGGCAGGAGAAACTATTGGTTCAGAAGTAGGATCTGTATTTAATGATTGCTGATGAAATTTGAATTGGATATGGAGGATTTTACAATCATCCAAAATGCATTACATTATTATAAACATGTTGAGAAACGAGGACATTTCTCGAAATTTGATGTTGAACGTGTAAATAGGCTGAGAGACAAATTGTCTTATCAATTGATACCTAGTGCTGATAGTAAAGATGGAACTGTTCCTTCGCCCCCTCGCGGATGTAAATGATGTAACTTGGAGTATTATCTGGTGTTTGATAATACTTCTTGCTGGTGTAACGTATTATATCGTCTATATAATGCGTATGGCTTTCGATGAAATGAGAGATGAGTGACCTTACTAACAAAGATGCAGAACAGGATACAAAGATTGCTGTCATGGATAGCACTCTAGACAATACTGTTCGTCGTATTGAAATGGTTCATCAACGTGTTGATCGAACTAACGAAGATATAGAAAAACTTACAGACCGTATTCGTGTTCTGGAACGTTGGGTTGCTGGCGCTGGTGCTGTAATTGGCGCAGCAACATTCATCATCGGTATTATCGCAGCATCACCAGACGCAGACGCAAAGGAGTTCGATCATGGGCGCAATGGTTCCACCAAGTCGGAAGAGTTGTTACAACTTCCGCGTAGTTGAGATTAATAGAGTTGTTGATGGTGATACCATCGATGTAACTATTGATCTTGGATTTGATTTATTCAAAAAAGAAAGAGTCAGAGTTGCTGGTGTAGATACGCCAGAGAAGCGCACCAGAGACTTAGAAGAAAAGGAGTTGGGTTATGACGCAACAAACTGGCTCAAAGAAAAACTGGAAGGCGCGGTGGCTGGTAATGATGATCTTGTTATCCGCACTGAACTTGTTGGTGGCGTTGGGAAATATGGGCGTCTTCTGGGTTGGCTTTACATTGGCGACGGAGATGTGTCCCTCAACGAACAAATGATCGAAGAAGGATATGCATGGGCATACGATGGCGGCACCAAACAAAAGAATTTTGAAGAATTGAGAGAAATTCGTAGACAACACGGTACTTTGGTAGATTAAAAACATGCAAAAAGTAATTAATTTATTGGCAGTATTATCTTTTGTAGGAACAGCAGGTATCATTGGTGGAGGAACTTATCTCTACTTACAAAAAGATGCGTTGATTGATGGAGTAAAGAAGCAAATTGTAGATGCTGCGGTTGCTGGAGTTGCTAGATCTCTACCAGCAATAGTAGATTCTGCAATGCCAGAACTACCCAATGAAACTGGATCCGTACTTCCTACTGAAACTGGTCCTGCATTACCATTCTGATGAAACTCTCTTATTATGAGTATTCCAGATATTAAACCAGTACATATAAACATTCGTGATGTTAACATAAATCCAGTTCCTCGATGGGCAGTTGAACCTTCTATTGCTGTTCCAATCTATCCACCTGTGACATCGCAGGTGGGTATTCCCATTATAAATGTTCCTGGATGTGTAGAATCACATGAAGATAGTAATAAGAATGCTAATTTACCCAATAATGATCCAGATCAGGTAAAGATATTTTGTGATGGTGAGATGCCAAGTTTCAATGCAATCAATTATGATGCTAGAAAACTTCAATACACAACAGAACAAAAATCACAAGAAGTTCCCCCAGTAAAATCACCAGAACAACCAGAAGCACCTGAACCACCTACACCAAAAACACCTACAGTTCCAAAAACAGAGGCACCAATACCAGAGTGTCCTACGAGAGAACAGCAATTAAAAAACCCAATAGGAAAAATCCTAGAGGGTAATAAGAAAATAGTTGGATATGAAGTTGTTGGTAAAGAATGTTTGATGGTTACGGAGAATCTAACCATTCCAGATCAAATCATTTCAAACATTCCTAATGCTGGTGCGGTGACTGCCACTGCTTCTATTGCTGTTGTGGCAACTTCGTCGGCACTGCTCGCAAAACCTCTTGCTGATCTTTTGTTAAAAGTGGTGAAACCGACTGTGAAGAAAGTGATGAAGAAGATTGCGACCTTACGGGGAAAGAAGATCCCGGTACAGTCGAGAGCGGAGCGCCTAGCAGAGCAGCGTCAGCGGAACCGGGCTGTGAAGGAATTGCGCTCTGTGCGCCCTTTAAAGAAGTAGATGGAATACTATGTCTATGTTGTGGAATAGTATTGACATTTTGTACTACCACATCAGCACAGATGGCATAATAAGGACTTCTTCTATGAAAGCGAATTCCAGCCTTCATCAATTCTCCACAATTCTTAAGACGAGCAATCTCAAAATCTAATCTTTTATTAGCAACCGTTTGCCTCATCAATTGAGTTTGAGTGTCTGCTGCTGCTTTACAACGTTCTTGTAATCCACCATCAAGTGGAAAAGACAAAGTTGCTGATAGACCAATATTGGTACTAATATTATCTTGCTGTCCTGTTCTTACTGGTTTATTCCAGAGCACCTTTCCCGGACGATCAGGAATTCCATCAGGTTGAATATCTTCAACAACGATAGTCATATCAGCACCATCAGGAAACCATCTCTGAACACTACCCACTTCATTTCCATCACTACCATCTGAGACGTAGGTACGATCGTCATACCATTCTTCCCATGGATAGTTTTTAACTTGTTGTTGTATCTCTACTTTTCTACCTTTAACATCTCTACCATCATATTGGGGTTCGTAGTAAACGCTATTGAAAGGATCTTGATAACTTCTACTGTGAGTAATAAATGGTGTTATATTTGCGGTTGGTCCTTGACAGGAAATTCCACCCCCGTAAGTATTAGTTACATACGGACCTTGTAAGACCTGAATAGCTTGGTTCGTCACTGAGCCAGAGCTATTCGCGATGGGGTTTGCTGTTGCTGATACACCACCTACGTTTGCTTTAACTGGTGATGCTGCTAGTAAAGCAATTATTGCGTAAAAACACTTGTGGTATCTGTTACGCTTTGGACTTCCGTGACTCTTTGGATGATTGTCTGGTTTGACATTCCTGGTCCAGAATAAGTCTGAGTGAATTGGAATGCTTCCTTTGGATCTGTTATCACGAAATTTGCTTGT